GTATCAAGGTGTTGCCAAGAAGGAAAAATCATTGCCAAAGAAATTGCAAAAGGCACTTGATAGTTTAGTTTTGGCAGCAGAAACTATTGGAAAACAGCGTCCAGAATTGTCCATTTTAGGTTCTGGACAGGTAATTGTGTCGCTGTCCGAATGGAAGCCATTTTTTAATGAGGATAAAGAGCTTGCGTCAAGACGACAAAACTTTTCTGAGTGTAGAAAAGATTTGATAAAACAAGGGTTTATAGGTGTTGATGGAGATTATAGTTGGATATTATAGACTGTCCAGTTGTCCGAATTGGACAGTTTTGGACAGCCTGTACAGGATTAATAAAAGTGTCCGTCCTGTCCGAGTGTCCTTTAGGACACGGACAGGTGGACAGAAATCTCGGACAAGACATTGGATGGAAGAAATATTAGAGTTTATAAAAATGATTGAACAGCATTTTGAAGTACAAGCAAAAGCGATTATGGTAGATGGCAAGGTTGTTTTACATGAAGGTAAGTTTCAACAAAAAAGAGATATGAAGAATGGCTGATGAAATTGACAAAGCAAACGAACAAGCGCAATTAATTTTGGATAAGAAAATTGCTATAGTTCGGCATGATATAAATCCCTACCAAAACCAAAGTGGTATATGCTGGGAGTGTGAGCAAGAAGTTTATGACGGTAGACGCTGGTGTTCGATTGAATGTTGTCGAGCCTCAGAAAGGGGCGTATAATTATTTACAGCGTGAGAGCTATTTAGATTTTAAACAAAAGCACGTTAAACTCGCATGAAGTCAAATCTACTTCTCTCACCTTGCGAATTTTAATGTGCTTTTTTTTATGGATAAAATATGATTTATTTAGTTTACATACCAATTTACTCGGTAGTGATAATTTTTCTTTTTGTTTGCTATGAAATGCACAGGTGGGATAAATGAAGCATTGGCTCGAGACAGTGGTACTGAGACTATGTTTAACGATAGTGTTAATCATAGCCTCGCCGGCTATTTTATATTTTTTGTGGATAGAGAGGGAGCGATGAATACAAAGGAGGCGATCGATTATGATTTGGAGTTTTTGTACAAGTCAGCAAGAAGCATTAACAAGCTTCCGACTGACACCCAAGAGGATACTTATCTGGCAATAGTAAGAGAGTTGGTAATCGATAGAAAGCTAAGTGACCAAGCCGCAAGAAGTAAGGCGTTCAACGAGGTGATGCTATGAGTGCTAATGACGATCAAGTAGGCGGGGAACACTACAAAAATATGCACATACAGCCTTGGGAAGTTATGCAATCAGTTTTAACAAAAGATGAATTCATTGGCTTTTTGAAAGGCAATATTATCAAGTATGCATTGAGAGCTGGAAAGAAGATAGGCGCTAATGATGACGACCATAAAGCGCTGCATTACATGCAAAAATTACGGGAGGTTGAGCATGAAATGGCCGATGCTTAGATTTCCGCCAATCAATCTATTTTCAGCACCAGTACAGATGCAAATATGCAGACACACACACTGGGCAAACTATGTCAGTTGGGGCAAGCAAGTTTGTATAGATTGCAACAAAGAGAGGCCATTGCACATGAAAATTGAGCATCAACGATGAATGAATTAATTGAGTTAATAGGGTTTGATGCGGCACTTAAGTTATGCAATGTATATGCTGGATGTAGTCTATATATACCCAATGCTAAAGCTATAAAGTTAGCAGAGCGTAACCGACACATAAAAGCCGATCGTCTGGATGGCGCGGAAATTCATCAGCTTGCGATCAAGTATCAATTAACAGGCCGGCAAATCTTTTCAATCTTAAAATGAAGTGCTTCACCTGCCAATTTGAGCTTATAAATCATAAACTAACCCCAAATATTATAGGCGAGGTTTATGGATAAATTAATCGAACAAATAAAGCGTCATGAGGGATACAGAAAGCGCATGTATCTTTGTACTGCGGGTAAGGAAACAATCGGCTACGGTTATAACTTAAAAGCCAATCCTTTGCATTTAAGCAGCTTAGAGATCAGCAATGCTTACAAATATGGCATGAATGAGGTTGAAGCTGAAAGACTGCTAAAACTCATGATAGCCAAGATTACCGATCAACTCGAAGAAGCCCTGCCAGTGATTAACCGCCTCGATCACGTCCGTCAAGATATTCTAATCAATATGACTTACAGCATGGGCTTGGTCGGTCTGCTCAAATTCAAGAAAATGATTCTTGCACTCGAAAAGAAAGACTACCAAAAAGCCGCTACTGAAATGCTCAACAGCAAATGGTCAAGCGATGTCGGTCATAGAGCGCAAGAATTAGCTACGCAGATGATTAAGGGCGTTTATGGCGCTTGATCCGTTCACCGCTGGCTTTGATCTAATTAAGACGGGCCTAGACAAGTTTTTTCCCGACGCTGACACCGAGCTAAAGGGAAAGCTTGCCGAGGCGGCTAGTCAGATCAACAACGACTATCAATTACAACTGGCACAGTTAGACATCAACAAGGCTGAGGCTTCAAGCCCTTCACTGTTCGTATCAGGATGGCGGCCAGCTATCGGATGGATATGCGGTTTTTCGTTAGCTTACGCGGCTATTATTGAACCTATTGCTAGATTTATAGCATCAGTTATCTTTGCTTATGTTGGCACATTCCCTGCGATTGATACAGATATTACTCTACAGATTTTAATGGGCTTGCTAGGCTTAGCAGGTATGCGGACATTTGAAAAACATAAAGGGGTAGCTAAATGACTCAGCATGCCGAAAAGATAGCATCAATTCTGCAAACAAGCACATATACAGTAAGTGGTGGGTTAGTGGCTGGCGACTGGCTTTCGATACTTGACAGCCATGCAGCGGCTTTCGGTGTGGTCTTGGGTATGTTGACGTTTACCACTAATCTGGTTTTTCAGTGGTTGAATCATCGGGCGATAGCTAGAAAATAATATGGCAGCAAAGCCGTTAAGTGATTCAGTTACAAAAGACATTATTGCAGACTGGCGAACAGGCGCATTTAGTCAGCAAAAGCTAGCTGATAAGCATAAGGTTAGCAAAGGCGTAGTTAATAAGTTATGCAAGGGCGTGGAACAGGACACCGCTAGCATTGTGACCGATGGAGTCAGCTACAAGCAAGGGTTAAGCGCCCATGATGACCGCAACGTGACCGCCGTGACCGCTGTTGTTGATGAGCGCACAAAGCATATTCAGTTCTTCACCAATGCAGCTATCCAGAATGTAGCTGAAGCAATGGAAATGAAATGCGAAGATCAGAACGACCACAAGTCTAGGGCTGATACTATCCTAAAAGGCAAAGAGGCAGTGCTAGGCAAAGAAGCTGGTAATGTGATTAACAACACCAACGCCCAACAAATCAATCATGCACAACTGCTAAAGGACATTGCAGCGTGTCTACCGGATTAGTCAGTCTTTCATATCAACGTGAATTAAACCGTTGGTATAAGTTGATCGACCATCCTGTGCAACTTGAGTTAGTCAAAGCCGTAGCCAATGGCGTTAGGTTCCCCGTTGTTCCAGCCGGTCGGCGATCAGGTAAGACTGAAAGAGCCAAGCGCTTCTTAGTTAAAATGGCAATGCTGAATGAAGGCGAGCGTTATTTTGTTGGCGCACCGACGTTTGGGCAAGTCAAGAAGATGTATTGGGCTGACTTAAAGCTAATGTGTGCAGCAAGCACCTGTATTAAGAAGCCATCAGAAACAGATTTGATTATCTATCTGAACAATGACACCGAGATCCACTTAATCGGATTTGATAAGCCTGCCCGTTTTGAGGGTATCTTCTGGTCAGGAGGTGTCATTGATGAAATAGCTGATATAAAGCCGGATGCTTGGGAGGCTAACATAAGACCAGCATTAGATACATTCAACCCAACACGTCCAGATTATAGGGCATGGTGCTGGTTAATTGGCGTACCAGATGGGCTTAATCATTATTATGATATGGCGCAATATGCAGAGAATGGCAACGATCCAGAATGGGCGTTATTTCATTGGAAAAGCTCCGACATACTGCCCGCTAAAACGATTGAATCAGCGAAGCGGCAAATGTCTACTAAGCAATTCAAACAAGAATATGAAGCCTCATTTGAAACAGCCAGTGGGCGTATCTATGAGGACTATGGCAAAGACAATTACACGGATGAAACCATCAAGCCGCATGAACAATTATGCTGGTATCACGACTTTAACTATACGCCGTTATCTAGTGGCGTGGGCGTTAGGCGTGGCAATGATATGTACTTACTTGAGGAAATCATCCTAACCAGTGCAGTTGCTATGCAATCCGCTATGGAGTTTGTTGATCGGTATAAAAACCACCTTAACAAGCATGTGTTGATTTATGGTGATCCAGCCGGTAAAGCAGGCGAAAAGCATGGACATTCATCTGACTATACAGAAATAGAACGCATACTCAGAGAAAACGGCTGGCAATACACGCGCAAGGTTAAGCCATCAACTCGCTCGATTAAAGATGGCCAGAACGCAGTCAGGGCAAAGATAAAGAACGCAGCCGGTGAAGTATCGCTTTATGTTAATTCAATCAATGCGCCTTACACACATAAATCATTAGCCACCGGACAGCTAAAGAAAGGCTCTACATTTATGGAAGAAGATTCAGATTATCAGCATATCGGTACAGCCGTTCGTTATTTATGCGAATACGAGTTCCCGATAATTCAGCCACTCCAGACAATGAAAATACTAGGACTCTAATAATGAACGGTGATACCGCTAAAAATATCAACAAAAGACATCCAGACAGCGAAGAAATGCTACCTATCTGGGAGAAAT